GGACCTCATCGCCAAGCTGGCCGAGCAACACCGCAAGCGCAGCGAACACCACCAGGCCGCCAAGCTGCGCCAAGTCCGGGTCCACATGGATGGCCCGATCGCCATTGCAGGCTTCGGAGATCCGCACATCGACGACCCCGGCTGCGCTTGGGGCGACCTCGAACGGGACGTTCGCATCTGCCGCGACACGCCGGGCATTATGGCGGTGAACATCGGGGACAGCACAAACAACTGGGTCGGGCGCCTCATGCGGTTGTATGCCGACCAAGAGGTCACGTCGAAGCAGGCCCTGAAGCTGATCGAATGGCTCATGACGGCGCTGCCCTGGCTGCTGGACAAGGAGGGCAATCACGACCTCTGGAACACGGAGAAGGGCGACCCTGCCGAGGTCATTCACCGGCTCATGAAGCTGCCCGGCATCCGCGAGATGGGCTCATCCCGCTTGCGCCTTGCCCTGCCATCCGGGGCTGAGGTGCTGATGCACGTTCGCCATGACTTCCCCGGCGGCTCGCAATTCAACCCGGCCCATGCCCTCGTCCGCGAGACCCTGTTCGGCTTCCGAGACCACATTCTGATGTGCGGGCACCGGCACTCGTCGGGCTATATCCCGGTCTTCCACAACGACCCGCGCCGGCTCTGCCACGGCTTCCGCCTCGGGACCTACAAGGACTTCGACCACTACGCTGCCGAGAAGGGCTTTCAGGATACGAACTGGGCTCGCAGCATGGGTGCCGTCATCAACCCCGATCACGCCGACGACCCGACCCGGTTCATCAAGCCGTTCTTCAACCTGGAGGAGATGGCGGAGTATCTGACTTGGCGTCGAGGCAAGTGGGAACTAGGAAAGAGCGCAGCATGATCAACCCCCTCGCTTTCATCGCACTTGCGGCGATCCCTCTCTACCGTTGGGCTGACCGGCGCGTTGGGTCTGGCGGCGCTAACGTCCTCGGCCCTCTGGGTGGACGGAGCGTCGGCTTCCTCGGCGGCGCGCTCCTCGGGGCAGCCATCGGCTATGTCGCCGTGGGCCTGTGGGGTGCCCTCCTCGGCCCCTTCTGGGCACTCTACCGCTCGTTGGACTTTAAGCGCGGCGCCTTGACACCCATCGACGGCAGGGAACGTGTAAACGCAGTCCTCCGCCACGCGCTCGCCCTGCTGATCGCCGTGCCGATCTTCGTCCTCGGCGGCTCTTGGATTACCGCCCTCGTGGTCATGGCCGTCTACGCTGTGGTGGCCTCTCTGCTGGCGTTCGACCTCGGCGACCGGCTGATCGCCTGCAACCGCGACGGCGGCGCTTGGAACGACGAGTGGAACAATGAGGCCGAGCGCAGCCGAGGCACAGCCTACGGCGTAGCCTTTGCGGTCCTGTGCCTTTGGGGTGCGCTATGGTAATCAAAGAGGTCCAGTGGTTCTGGCGTCGTCTGTTCACTTTCCTGTTCGCCGGCATCAACACCGCCACCGTCGGATGGATCGTCCTCAAGGTCGACGAGCCCGATGCCCTGAAGTGGATCGGGCTGGGCCTGATCGCCGCCAACATCCTGCTCGCCTTCGTCTACATGGCCGGGGCGACGTTGGTCGATCTCACGCGGATCAAGACCGAGGCCATCAAGACGGCGGAAGAGGTCAAGGAGATCATCACATGATGCAGATCAACCGCTACCTGCTCGCCTTCTGCGCCATCCTCGTCGCCTTCGGCCTCATCCTCGCGGGCTACTACAAGGTGATGTTCGACATCCAGCGTAAGCGCGCCGAGGCCGCAGCCGCCGAGATCAAAGCCACGCGCCAGGCTCTTGAAGCCGCCAACGTCTACACCGAGAAAACCGTCATCATTCGGGAGAAGGGCAATGCAGCCACCCAGCGGATATACAAAGCGCCGAACGCGGACAGTCCTGTGCCTGACGGCGTGCTGTCTGCTTGGCGCGACGGCATTGGCCGGCTGCGCGACGACAGCGCCGAGCCAGCCGATCCCGCAGGCGTTCAAGGAGCCGTGCAAGGGGCCGGAGGATAACGTCAAGACCATCGCCGACCTCGCCGCCTTCTCCGTGCAGCAAGAGGTCGCGCTACAGGACTGCGAGGCCAAGCGGGTCGGCCTCCTGTCGCTGATCGACAAGCCCGCGAAGAAGCCCTGGTGGAGGTTCTGGTGACTGGACCGCTTTGGTACCGCGTAGCTGGGAAGCAGATCGGCGTGAAGGAGATCCCCGGCGCCAAGTCCAATCCGACGATCATGTCGTGGGCCAAGGCCCTCGGCGCGAAACTCGGCATCGCCTACACGAATGATGACACACCCTGGTGCGGCGTGTTCGTCGGCTACTGCGTGCAGGCCGCGGGCTTCAAGCCCCCGCCCATAGCCGTGCGCGCCAAGGCGTGGGCGACGTGGGGTGAGCCGCTCATCACCCCGACGCTCGGCTGCGTCCTCGTGTTCGAGCGCCCGGGCGGCGGGCACGTCGGCTTCTACGCCGGCGAGACGACCACCGCCTACCGCGTGCTCGGAGGCAACCAGTCGAACAGCGTCAACTACGCCTGGCTGGCGAAGGACCGCTGCATCGCCATGCGCTGGCCGGACAACAGCGCCCCCATCGTGCCTACGCGCGTCGTGGGGTTCACCGAGCCGAAGCAGGTCTCAACCGACGAGGCTTGACCCCTCGCGCTGATAGGCTATGCTCCTGTTCTCACGCTTCGGCGTGGGTGGCGTCCTCGACAACCCTCACGGCTTCGGGCGTGGGGCGCAGGGCCGGGGGAAACCTCGGCCCTTGCTTTTTGTGGCGGTGCGGGGCATAGTCCCCTTGTTGGACGGTTTACACCAACTCTCTTTTCTACCGGATCGCCACAATCCACCCTCCCGCCCACGGCTAGCGCAGGCCAAGTGCCGGGAGATACGCCACCGACACGCAGAAGGTCGGGGTTCTACAACTCAGGGGCCGGGGGAAACCTCGGCCTCAGCCATTTGTGGCCCACCTAGCTGATCCACAACCTCCTCACACACTCCCTGCGTCACCTAGGTGGCCCATAACCGTATGCCCTTCCCCTGCGCTTTCCTTCTCCGGGCTGCCGTGATACACTCTTCGGACTGACGGTCGAGGCCCAAAAAAGGGCTGCGGCGTCCATCAGCCCCCGACACGGTGCTTCATGGCGACGACGACCACCTTCACGACCCTCAAGGCCGATGTGCAGCGATACCTGGAGCGCGGATCCACGCTCGGTAACGACCCGGTAATCATCGAGCAGCTTCCCCGCCTCATCAACCTGGCCGAGCGGCGCATCGCCCGCGAACTCAAGGTGCAGGGCTTCATCAACGTCGTCACCGGCACCCTGACGCCCAGCCAGTCCGTCTACGCCAAGCCCGACCGCTGGCGCGACACCGTGTCGATCAACATCGGCACCGGACCCGGCAACAGCACCCGCAAGCAGGTGTTCTCCAGGGCCTACGAGTATGTCCGGCAGTACTGGCCCAACGAGGGCACAACGGGCGAGCCCGTGTTCTACGCAGACTACAACTCCAGCAACTGGTTGTTCGCGCCGTCGCCCGACGCCGCCTACCCGTTTGAGATCCTCTACTACGAGTTGCCGCCCCTGCTCGACGACGTGGTGCAGAGCAACTGGCTCACCGAGTACGCGCCCCAACTGCTGCTCTACGGCACGCTGCTGGAGGCGACCCCCTTCCTCAAGAACGACGAGCGCATCCCGGTTTGGCAAAGCATGTACGACCGTGCTGCCGCCATGCTCAACGGCGAAGACCTCGCCAAGGTGCTCGACCGCAACTCTGCCCGCAAGGAGGCATAGGTGTCCTACACCGAAGTGTTTGGAGGCACGACCCTCTACCCGTCGAGCGTCTCGTACCTCGCTCTCTCGTTGACGGCAGACACCACACTGGAGTGGCCGCTTGAGGCCAACACGGCCACCCCGGTAGCCGCGTCGATCATCGACGTGACGCCAACCGGCGCGTTCGCCATCACCATGCCCGACGCCACGCTCACCGCCCCGGGCCAGACGACTCTGTTCAACAACCTCGGCCCCTCGACCGTGTTGGTCAAGAACGCCAGCGGCGGAACGATCCTGTCCATGCTGGCTGGAACCCAGTGGAGCGTGTACCTTGCCAGCAACACCACCGCCGCCGGAACTTGGCGCACGTTCCAGTCCGGAGCCAGCACCGCTCAGGCCCAAGCCTCCGCTCTCGCCGGATTCGGCCTCCTCGCCACCGGCTCAACCCTGTCTGTCGCAGAGCCTGTCACTGGCTTCAACACCGACATCACGCTCCCTGCGGGCGCTCGCGGAGCGGCTTATCTTTGGTCGGGTGGTCTCGGAACCGTAAGCCTGATCTCAGCCAGCACTCTGGGCAACAACTGGTTCGTTGACATTCGCAACGGCGGGTCGGGCAACCTGACCGTAGACCCTTCCTCTTCGGAACTGATCAACGGCGCCACGACGCTCGTGCTGACGCCGGGCGATAGCTGTCGCGTCGTGACCGACGGAGTGGCTTGGTACACCTTCGGCCTTGGGCGCAGCGCGGTCTTTGCGTTCGACTACACGACCATCAGCATGACCGGCCAGACCTCGCCCTACACCCTGAGCGGCAGCGAACTGAACCGGGTGGCCTACAAGTTCACCGGCGTCCTGACGGCGAACATGGAGGTCGTGGTCCCGTCCACGACGCAGCAGTACTGGGTGGACAACTCGACCACCGGCGGATCGTTCACCCTTGGTCTGCGCACGGTGTCGCAATCACCCGCGATTAACGTGGTGCGCGGCTCACGGGCCATCGTCTACAGCGACGGGTCCAACGTCGTTGACGCCGACACGAGCAACGTCGCCCTGCCCATCGGCATCGCGGACGGCGGCACGGGCGCCACGACGGCTTCCGGCGCGCGCACGGCGCTCGGTGTGGCGGCGTCTGGGGCCAATGGCGACATTACCTCGCTGAACGGCCTGACGACGCCTCTGGCTATCGCCTACGGCGGCACAGGTGCCACGACCTCCGGTGCGGCGCTGGCGGCTCTCGGCGCGATTGGGTTGGCCAACGCCAACACGTTCACGGCTCGCCAGACGATGAGCGGCTCGGCGACAGACGTCGGGATCAAGTTGACAAACGCCATTGAGGCGGTGACTCTCAGCGCCACGGCGG